GGCAGTAAGGGGTGAAAGATGTCCCACCATTCCAATTAGGGTTTTCTTCTCCAACCATTTTACCTTTTTTTGATGCAATCATTTTGTCCCTCGTCTCTGGGTTCTTCATGGGGTTGTTTTCGAGATTTCTCTTCCTCAAGACGATGTTCTGTTTTCCATGACCTTTATTTGCCTTTCCAAACTGATTCCCGACCAGTTGCTTTGCATATTTGGCTATAGAAGGAGAATCCTCTTTGGTCAACCCTTTATTCCAAGCTATCACACCTTTATGATTTCGGCTCATTCTTTCTCGGACTTCTTGAGAATTGGTATGTCCATAATTGGGATTTCCTGAACCTATCCAACTCAGATTTCGGCATTTTGCAGAACAGTAAACCCTTTCACTTTTGTTTCTACGCATCTCAGATTCATATCGCTCGAATTCTGTACCACATTGAAAGCAAATAAATTTAGCTTTCATTTTTTCGTTCTCCGTTCCTTGTTCCAATAGCGTGACTTGCATTTTGGATTTGGGCATATATCGGGCAACTTATCGCTGCGGGGGTGCCACTTATGACCACAGCGTTTACACTCTAAAGTTGGTAGATCCATACTTATAAGTAACTACTCAATGGTATTTAATGGTTGTGTTTCTTGCCACAAATTCATAGATTTTTCTATCCAAGAGAGTGGGACGACTTGGTTCTCTCCTTTCTCCGCAAAGTCGCCAACAACACGTGCCGCATATGCCGGATGTCCTGGGCCCCATCGAACATATTTGTCATATGCCCAGGCAGGAGTGATAAGATAAGGTGCCGGAAGTGGCCCTGTTATCTTTTCTTCCCACGTACCCTTTTTGAAATCTTCCTCGGTGATACCAAAGGTCGTAAAGTTGGGAGTGTCAAAGGCTGAGGTATGACCTACATACCATCCAGACTCTCTAAAGGCTCGATAGAATGTGCCGCCTATGTTTGTTGGGTTGCCTATTAAGATTAGCCTGCAATGCTCTGAGGTTAAGACGCCCTCGATAGCCTCAAATATATCCTCACCAACTCCCGCCGCCTCATCCACAACTACTAAAAGATGTTCGGCGTGATATCCTTGGAATCGGTCGGGCATATTTGTTGATAAACCGATAGCAGCCCACTCAACACCGTCTAAGGAAAGTTGGCAAGATTTGGGCGCAATCTGCCCACCGAGATCAATATTAGAATTATTATATGCAGACCGTATTTCTTTCCAAATCAGGTCTTCTACCTGACGCCATGTCGGAGCTGTTGTAAGTACAATTGAGTAAGGAAAACTATACAAAAAGGTGAGTACAAGCCTAGCACAAATATACGTTTTGCCAATACCGTGTGAAGATCTCCACGCCGTTCTAGGATTATCTTTAACCGCAAGTATGATTTCTTCCTGATCTTTCCACAGAGGAGAGCCTAGCAGATCGCGTATGACTCCTAGCGGGTCCTGCTGCATGGCTTCGATGGCCTGTTGCTCTTCGCGGTCCTGCTTGGATTGGCGCTTTTTGGGCATGGTATTTTACACTTAGCAAATCTATTCTTATAGTCTATATGATTATATCGAGCATTTTATGTGATGCTTCTGACTCAAATTAGAAAAAGATTTCTTTTTGTTGAGTTCTTCTTCTGCTCGCCGTTCTTCAATCAGCGCCTCAAGTAGCAGGCTGTAGTTTATGACATCTGTAATCTTCTCGCTCAGTAGCTTAGGCTCCGGCACTTTGCTATGATGCTCAATTGCATTGATTATATCTACCACAGAAACGATATGCTTGGCCCACATGCCCAACAAAGCAGTCTCGGGCTCGATGTCCTGCAATGCAGCAGCCACCTTGAAGTTGTGCAGGCGGTCGCTTGTGGCGTATTCAGCGGCCTTGATCTGCAATGTTCTACCGCAGAATCCTAGCCTGGCATCAACCAGCTTATCAAAGTCTTCAGCTTTCATTTTGATCCCTCCAGCGTCGCATATCTCCATAGGACGATATCAACCACAGGAACGCTATCGCCCGTCAGTTCCGAAATATGGCTACAGAAGGCTTGCACATCCTCGTATCCCTCGCCCTCGGCGATCCTCACGAGATGGCGGTCTGGTTTAGCCACAGGTAGGCCGATATTCTTGGCGAGATGGTAGCAGGTTATGGGGCCGATGAAAGAGAACTCCCGCAAGACACCGAGCGGATCTTTTGAGCCTTGGAGCCTTTTTTTGATATGAAACCAGCCATTGCCCTTGACCTTCCAGGCACCGGCTATTATGGCCCCAATCTTGCGTTTATTGTTGAAAGCCTTAAGAGCTTCAGCTTTACATTCTGTCTCATGCTCTGTTATGGCCTCGGCAGATCCGAAATCTAAGAACGCTGCTGTAATCCGTGGGAATACTTGCCTTATGATCTTCTCTTTCATGCCGGATGCTAGGATAACCCAGGCAAGCTCTCTTAAGAAATCCTGCTCGGTCACTTTATCAAGCCTAATATTCTCCTGCCATTCGATCTCTTTTGCGTATCCGGCCTTTATTACTCGGCATTTCGCAAAGCGATACATAAAAGCTAGAGTTTCGTCGCTCATTGTTTCACCATCGCCTCGGCCCTCTGTGCCCTCTCTTTCCATGTCATGATCTCAGCATAGTTGCATAGGATCAGCTCTAACAGATCATCCCAGGCTAACGTGACCAACGCGGCCTCTCGGCTCTTCCTGTGAACCACCACAGCATATTGAGTGCCCGGGCAATTGTACGAAGCCTGCTGCATGGCCCCGGAAAGCTGCAATCTCTCTGTCCTCTTGCACTCTATCGCCAACGGCAAGACCCCACTTGCTGCTTTGCTTAGTAGAATATCAACCCCCAGGTCGCCCATTGCTCGGCAAGTCACATCCTGCGCTGAGAGCTGCGGGAAAGATTTCAAGATACTGTCGCGGATCTCGTTTTCGAAAGCACGACCTTTATCCTTAACGCCACGCCCCGTGGTTCGTTTTAGAGTCTTCTTCCTAACATACGCCGAACAAGAGTCGTTTGGGTTATCCATCGAATTATACAAGCACCCCGGAAACGCGCTACAGGATCGGCAATGATTGAGTTTCATTTGTGCCTATTGTCCACAGCATTATTCCCCTTCTTTTCTTTCTCTTCGTCTTTCCGGTCCTGTTTAGCTTTGGCGATCTTCTGGTAGAGTGATGCTCTCATTTTAGCCCCATCTCTTTTAATACGGCCTCGTAGTCGTAAAGTTCATGGCTGCAATCGATGGCTCGCATGACGCCGAGCCTGGCCCTAACCTCTGCCGTCTGCTTCTCAGTTTCGATCATGCTTCTTGGCCTAATGGTATCGACTCCAGTTCTTCTCGATGCCTTTCATAGTCGCCCCTCAGATTATTCGCTATAAAGCTCGCATATGCCAGTACCACAGCCGGAGAAGATGGCTCCTTTTCTCCTGTTATCCAAAGAATCGATTTACCATTTCCGATTTCTGTATGTGCAAATTTGTTCCTGAACTGCGGCCCCATGTTCTTTACTAAGAAATTTCCGCTATCTAGCGGTAATATGATTTGCCCAATTTCTAAACTTTTTATCATATCCTACAGCTCCAAATCCTCAATCTCTCTTATCTCCGTGGCTCGATTTATCGCTATCGAGAACCGCCTTTGATACTCGTTGGTGACTACGCTCTTGAGCAGATAGCTCTTACCCTCTTTGAGCGGCAAGCCTTTCTTAGTTGGACTACCCAGAGGCTCAACGCTGCCCTTTCGCCATACCACAAATTCCAGATCGTCGGTCTGGTCTTCCACAGTGCCCTTCTTTCACCTTCACTTTTTCAGCTTTGCCCAAAACCACGAAGTAGATCCTCTTATTCTTCCCTGCTACTATCAAACGATGAAAATGATGAGATACTGACTTTGGATAAGCGGGCGTGATGTAGCCTTGATTCTTCAGCTCATCTAAGATAGCTAGGTCCATATGCTCCGACCGGGCCACCTTGCCTATAACTTTGCCCTGGAAGCTCGGGCCGTTGGTCCATTTGACCTGATCGCCTATGTTGAATAGATTCAAACTCCTTAAGTCAGTTCTCATACAAACCCATGAAACCAGTTTTGCTTATAATCGCATCCAGCAACCGGACAAATCCAACCTTTCTCTGTAGCTATCAAAGAATGATCTGAGTGAAATTCACAAGTATAAGGATGTCTATCTGTTCTTTTTTGTTCTTTGTTTAATCGATCTATGGTATCCTTGTCCCAAGGAGTTTTAATCATAACTTTACCTCCGTCTTGAACTTCTCTCGTGCTCTCAAGAGCCGCAGCCTCCGGGCCTCGACCTGTTCAGGGTCCGACAACTTGCCCTTTGTCAGATCTACGCTACAAACGCCGTCCTTACACTCGCTCATATTCAATCCTCGGATTCAAGACAGAGCCTCAAAGCTCGAACATAAGCCCTATGTTTTAGCCAGCGAGTCAGGTCTTTGTACTGCCCTGTCGCTTGGTATCTTTCCCAGAAGCAGCCCGTTCTTTTTTCGTGAATAATCATTCCGGCGCTCCCTCCATCTCTTTCCTTAGATTCTCTATGCGCTTCTGGTGGGCGGCTATATCCTCAGCATTTCGCCTCGGGCCTCGCTTCTTTGCTCTTGTAAGCCTTTGCTGTTCTAGGTAGATTTCGTTACCTATGTCGGTCTTGGTGCGCGGCATATCATACCTTCTTCACAGCCCATCGAGTCACGGTTTCCTCAGCTACGCGCTCAAATTTGGTTCCATGTACGATAAGTCGCGGCTCATATCCGATCTCATTTATGCACTTCACCAATTCGGCCTCTGTCAAGAACTCTTTAATTTCCCAGATCCAATCACGTTCATAGAATACTGCATAATACTTCTCTGGTTCTGCCATATTATTTACCTCCAAACAAAATCTCAGCCATCTTGCACGACTCGGTTTCTGAAAGCCTCACAAGCACTTGGGCCGCCTGGCCTTTGCGTTTCTTGTAATAATCCCTGTTGTGTTTCCTGATACGCTCTTTATTATTATCATAATACTTTCTTCTGCCTTCAGTATAGCCGATCCTTCTATTCTGGTTTAGCCTTGATAGACTTCCTTGCCCCATGCTCTTTCTCCCTTTCTTTTGTTTCTTTCTGCTTCTTCGCCACCCCCAATACGAAATCGCGCAGTGTAGCCACGACCACCGGATTATCTTGGTTGCCCTCGTGAGTGAGAGTATCTTTATTTCCCCATCGATCCCTGTACCTTCTTGAGAGCTTCGATTCTGCCGCTCTCCAATCAGGCTCTAAAATATATTTGTCGTATTCTTTTTCTGATGTTATATTTCCCTCTTTATCATATTTCTTTTCGACTACATGGGTTTTGATGCCGGTAGCGCCAATATCTATAGCATGAGCGGCCCTTATCTCGGATTCGACTAAAGCATCTTCCACGGCATTGAAGAAATTTGCGTAATCTAATTCGCCTTCGGTTAATTCTTGGCCTTTGGCTTGAGCTTTTGTCAGCCGCTCACCTTGTTTCATGTACTTGCTGAAGGTATCAAAGGTGATATGACCATATTTGGCGGCTATTTCCTTTGGCTCGCCTAATATGAGGGCGTGGACTATGCGAGATTGGACCTCCGCGGTGAGTTTGTAGGGGCCTATCGTGCCTTTTGGCCTGCCTGCGCCCTTCTTGTTTGTTCGCTTGGGGAGATGCGTAGATTTCTTTCTCATACGGTTCTCGTGTAAAGACTCGAATTTAATTTCTATCTATGCTTTTTTTCGCTGTCTAGCGAGCCCATTATTTTCTTTATGATTTTTGGGGTTATTTTGGGTTTTATTCCTATTATTTTCGAATAAAATATGATTGATTAGAAATTATTGGGGATTATTCTCGATTATAGCTTTCTCGGGACAGTCCCATGTATATACAGCAGGATTCGCTTTCCTTCCCAATGTTTGCCCTCTAATATCAATAATACTCTCGCATCCTGTTAACTTCTATAATTAGTACATTAAGACTTAACCATAGTGCAACGAGCACATCTATTACACCATGCGGAAAACCAAGCGCTATTATCTTCACCAATGCAAACACTACGATGGCAGATGACAGAATCATTAAGAACGCTTGCAACGTTCCCGCGTTGCTCATATCAGTCCAACCTCGCCCCTCAGATCCTTGATTATATCTAATGCTACTGCTTCGGGTATTGGGACTGCCTCTCCCTCCACCTCTAAAGAATATGTCTCTCTCGTTCGGATATATTTTTTATATATGAAATCGGTCGGGTCCTGACTATCGATCGATATGGGTTTAAGTATGCGCATATGTTCTACAATCACTTTGATTTCACCATGCTGAATAATCATATCTCGACCCCTCTTTTTCGCAGATAATCCCTTAAGACGACCTCCAGGACCACATCGCCATGCTTCGAGGAGCCTACCTTCTTCTTGATATTCCAATCTCCGGTGATCCTCTTAACATTCATCCCCGACAGGCTGGCTATGTAGGCTCTCCAGGCTTCGACGACATCAGCGGGCAGCTTGTAACTAATGAGGGCTTTGTCCATCCTACGCCTCACCTATCGGGAATCCATGGGTGGGCAGGTACTCGCGCAAGATCTCCTCCAATAGCGGGCCCGCGCCTAACTGACTGCCACACTCCTTTAGGACATAGCCCCTCCAAGCCTGCACGACCTTTTCATCTATGCGATAGGCCATCGGCAGAAGCTTAACGGTCCTTGCTCTGATGCGAAGCTCGCGGGCCTCGTCTTCCTGTGGATCTTTGTAGGTTCCTGTGACTTTCGCGCATATCATGTCTGCCTCGGGTGGCTCAGAGAATACCAGCTTTTCGCCTTCCGTATGTGCGTCTACACCTGGGGCCAACTCCACAGTCACGCCAGCTTCGGGGGCCTGCTCTTCTGCTATGCCTTCAGCCTTTACAGCTTGCTTTTTATCTTCTTTCACGCTCTTCTTTTCGTTCTTTCCTACCATATTATACCACCATATCATTAAGCTATATAAAAGAGTTGTGGTTATGAGATAAAAAGCTTTAAAGCTTTGCCTGCCAGACAGCCTTATAGTAATCCTCGTTAAGCTCCTTATCTTGAGTAAGTCTGCCTATGAAAATATAACCTCCGCCGCTTTGATTTTTATACATCCTCCTCCGAAGGTAAATGCTGAATCTATGTTTAGCTACATCCAAATATATCGAGAATATTTCTCTTGATATAAATGTGCTAAATATGGGAAATTCTCTTGATATAAATGTGCTAAATATGGGAAATTCTCCGAAGAAAGGCAGACAGAAATTAATCCTTCCTTGGTTTAGGAGTTGATCTTT